TTTGCCAGCGAAAAGCCATATGGTGCCCAAACAATGTTTTCGTGACCTGCTTTGGTACCTTCGGGAACTGGATATTCTCCAGCCATCTCACTTGGGTAGGTGAAGTTCACATCCAAGACATCCAGGTTCCGGACTGGCAATACCTTGGTACCGACTGCTAGCAAGTTCGATTGCTTGTAGATGACTTCTTTGATTATCTCTCTACGGATTGCAATGTCACTAGTGGTTTCTTGTAGTAATGCTTCTAAATTGAGGTTTACCATGTTTATCCCGTCCTAATGTCGAGAAGGACTTTGATTGTAGTTCCGTATGTTACACCAATGTTTACTGCTTTCGGTTCTTGTGCCCAACCAACTAACGCACTTATGTCAGCCCAGAAGTTTGCAGTTGTATCAGTTCTAATGGTCAGCAAGTCAACGACTCCGTCTTTTGGAGTAACAGCCGTGCTGTCTCTGACTGCCATCAGTGGGTTACCTGCAACAATTGCAGCATTGTCATTGGCCAGAATGCAATTGACAATTCCCTGACGAAGCACACATACTTGTTCATTGGCCAGATATGTTCCCAGGTTCAACGGGTCTTCAGTAGTTTGGCTTGCAACACCGTATGGCGGTTCTTTGTCAGCATCCACTAGCTTGACGTTGCCTGCGGTTCCTGCGCCAGACCTGGTAACTACCAGTCCTGCTTTGTCTAGTGCAGCTTCACATTTCATGTTGATTCTATCCGGATCGTGTATAAAGGCTCCCATTATTTCTCACCTGTCATGTCCTTGAGCGAGGCGCCGAAAAGCTTCTTTGAAGCTTCATCTTTGGCTGTTGCTGGATCAGCATTGCCTACTTGTAGGGTTGCGCGTTTTTCCACGACCTTGGCTAGTTCCGTCATGACAATGTTAAGGTAGTTCATTTTCTGGTCATGTGTAGTCAGTGTTGCTGGCAAGACAAAGTCCGGTAGCATTTTCTTCATTTGTTCTAGTGCAGCATTGAGTTCCTTGGTCTGAAGCTCAGTTAACAGCTTGACCGCTCCATCGTGCGATGTTTTCAGTGCCTCATTCGCCTTTAGTGATTCAGCAAGATCGGTCTTGACCTTATCGAACTCTTCCTGTTTCGGATATTTGTCAGCAGCAGCTGGTTTGCCATATTTCTCAAAGATCTTCTTGCATTCCGCAGCGGAATGGCCTGCTTTGATGCAAGCCGCTAGATCTGGATACAACGCTAGCAAGTTATCGATTTCGTCCTCGGTCAATCCTTCTGCCATCTTTGTTGGATGAGCATTAGCTGGGTACTGGAATATCTTCGCCAGCTTAAAGCACTCGTCCATTGTATGTCCTGCTTTGACACAAGCTTTGATTGGTTCCGGTAGGCTTGGGTATTCCTTCAGTAACGCTTCAATTTCCTCGTCGTTCATCTTTCTTTCCTCTGTTTTATGTTGGAACCTCACATCAATGGACTGACCTTGAGATTCCTCGTGAGGATCAGCCCACTCAGGTTCATCGACCACTTCGGTCTCTGTGAGAGCAACTGGTGCTGTTGAAATTACACAGCACTCCTTACATGCTGCAGTATGAAGGGGAATAGCTGTAATTGCTTTCGAAATAAAGCTCCGAGCGTTATACACTTTCTTGTCTGGATCCCAATAGCATTGTGTATTTAGCTCGACTGAAAAACCATTCCGCTTTCCAGACTCAAAATCTTCGATAGTTTGTGGATCCCAAATGATTCCTTCAAAAACACCATTACCGTCTTTGACTGCTGCAGCTCTGACAAAACCTTTCACAGTTTGGAATTGATCATCATGACTGATTTTGATTGGTTTTCCAACCATATCAGGAAAGTCTGCAGCAATTACCGATGCAGAGTAGGAAATTGTATTTCCATCGAGTCCTCGGTAAGTGCCAGGTTTAAGTGCAATTCCAGTAACCAATAGTGCAGAGCCCAGCCTTCGGAACTGCAGCGGAACTTGCAATTCCTGCTGAACCACTTGTGGCATTTCACTTCTACCAAAAGTCCAAATTGGTTCCTGTGGTCCTTCTCTTTGGATGGTCCAAAGGCCTTTGAGCTTCTTACCTTCAAACTGCACTTTGATGAACTGATCGGACCATTCTAAGACGTTGGCCTTTCCACTATCAATCAGTTCAACCCACGCTGGTGTTGCTTTAGTTGGATTGCCAGCTGTACCAGGTGGTAAGAATTCAGGACCTTTTAGGCCTTTAAGTAACCATGATTTCTGAGCACATTGCTTTTCATATGCTGTGGTGCTGGAATAGTCGAGAGGGTTGGATTCTAACACAAAGTGCTTCAACCCGGACTCAGATTTGCCAAAGTCGAATCTCAAGTCCCAGTGCTCTGTTGAAGCTCCTGCTCGAATGAGCTTCTCACCTTTGAAATAGTGATGCTGTATTGAAAACTCAACCACTGGCAGTTGAATCACCTTTTGTAGTCCAGACTTTACAGTTTCCGACCAATTAACTTATACTTGATTGCTGTTGATTTGAATATTGTGGGTATTGGTACTAGTAAGTCCGGTCTGACTGTTTTCCAAAAAGCAATTACCTGGACAACCGGTGGATTGCTGTTCACAGTCAAAACAGCTTGCTGGTCTGGCTAATTCTTTTGCTGTCGATTCACTCATATTCATTGCCCCTTGGTAATCTTCTTTTCCTGTACCCAAAGTGCGATGAGACTATCACGAACTTGCTTCCTTTTCGCTGGTTCTCGAACCAACCAATATCTCAATGCCCTTGGTACTTCATCGCGCATTGGTCTTGGCAAACAAGACATGCCATATGGCGGTATCCAACCTGTAGTCCTGGCACGAGCACCTAGCACATACGGTGTCTGGTCATCCGGCTTCCAGAAGGTCCAAACGAAGGTCTCGGTACCAGGCTTTTCTGACAGCTCTGCTGCCGCTAATGCTCGCAGAACCCAACGGCCGTTGATCTTCTTTCCATCAAAGAAGAATTCATGGAAGTATGGTTTCTGGGCACCTAGGTAACAGGACTCCCCGTGATCGAAGATCAAGAACACTCCGGGATACTGCTTTGTGGCCCCAACTTCTCCTGGTGCTGTAACACCCTGGACATGTAACCATTCTATCGGCTCAACACTCTTCCAAAATGCCAGCAGTTTGCGACCATCCATGCCAGGACGGTTGTTGAACTTGAAACCCATTGGAAACCTCGCCGCAATTGCTCTACTCTCCGATACCTTAAAGACACGTTTCTGCCCTGGTGGAAGAATGCCAGCAAGTGTGAAGCCTTCCAGATGTGTCATTTTGCCATTTTCAAACATTCCTATCCTTATGTCACCATGATAACTTGCTGCCTGATGAAACTGTAGTACCCATGGATGTGCTAAATCATCCATCGGGATTGGTCTTGTCTTGACTTGCACTTCTTCAGAAGGCGGTCTTGTTAATTTGACAATCTTTTCTTCCAAAATCTTTGCTTTCTTTGCTATAGTTATCATGTCACTTGCATCGTCAGGCATAGTTTGATCAGGTCTGACTTCATAGAATCTCGGCTCATAGATGTGAACATACTGTTCACCTGTTGTGGATCTAGTATAATGATTCAGAGTATGGAAGTAGACAGTAACAATTACACCCTCCTTCAGCTGTGGATGCTTGCTCTTCAGCACGTTGAAGGTCTTGCCAATGTACATATATCCTTTGTTGTTGATCTCAGCAGTTAGATTCTTTGGAACAACCCAACCCATTGGAATTCGAACTGCCACCAAAACATTGACTACCCCAGGACTCTTGGTTTCCTGGAACTTCCACACAATGGCATGAACTTCGGCAAAAATCTTATACTTGAACCAAGCACTTGTGATACCGGATAGTGGGTAATCACTATTCAATCTTTTGTACATCACACCTTCTGTCTTTGTTGCTTCATGAAGTATTTTCTTTGACTCTGTCAGTAGTTCTTCAGAGTTCTTCACAATCAAGCTCGGACTTTTATTGAACTGTGATATCGCAGCCGGAATCGCCATTGTGGATTGCTTGAAAGGTAGCAAATCGAGGTACTGCAGTCTGACGCTGTAGGGTTGTTTATGTATGTCACCAATCTCCATATTCAAGTCATGTTTGGACTGACCCTTCCAGTTAAACCACAAACAGTCAAAGGTGTTGAAGAAAAAGCTTGTGTCCTTATACATTTGCCCGGTCTTCACTCTGTGGATGTATCCAGCAACATCTTCCCTTGTAATGTGATGTTTCTCAAACCAACCTTCTGTTTCGTTATCCAAAATGCAGTCCATTGGCCATTGCTGTATTTCATGCACCGCGGTTGGAAAATACCTTGTAATGTCTGTACCATCCTCAGTCCAGATTTGAACTTTGTCACCAAATTTGAAAACCAGCATTCGATTGCCGTCATACTTCTTTTGCAAGACCAATGGATAGTCCTCAGGCTTAAAGTACTGTGCAACTTCTTCCAGTGAATAGGTTTCTTCATACCGTCCAACTTTCAATGCATGCAGGAATCTGAATGGTTCAATCTTGTCCTCTTTCTGTGATTCATCAGCTTGCTTGGAAACGGTAGCACTTTTCACCTCAACAGTGTACTGCCCATTCACCGTCTGCATACGATGAATCTCATCCGGTATTCTCTCAGAAACTAGTCGGTACAAATGAATGTGGTCCGTGAAGGGACCGGAGTAGTTGTCGTAGTGGAAAGAAACTCTTGGCCACAACTCCTTTGGAAACTGCCGATAAATTCTGAACTCCACTGGAATATCAAAGCTAGGTTGGTTCTGTTTGTGAATCAAAAAGTCAATGTCACCGGTGGTTGAACCGTGAACAACAACACCACCCATCACATCCACAAATGGGTCTTTAAGTACAAAATCCTTAAGTGGTGTTACAACCTGCTCCAATGTAACCTCAGTTTCAAACTTTTCGATTCCACCAGGCTTTACTTCAGCAAACTCACGCAGTTTGGTTACTCGAACAACATCGCCCTCATTAGTTCCTGTTTTGGACATACTGTTTAATTTCTTCTTCCATTCTTCGAAGTGCTTGTCACAAAAACAAGCATAAGCCTTTCCTTCAGCCCAAAGAACTTCCACGGTTGCCGGCTGGTTACATTCCATACATGTACGGCATTTTGGATGACGCAGCTTAACTGGTTTCTCACTGGCAACATCCTTGTCTAGGTCACTGCGGTAATAATGATGCACATGGAAGCGACTGATCAAAGACTCCACAATCTTTTTGTGGAATTCTAGTACATGTTCTTTGGTCCAAAAACCCATATTCAATCCACGTCTGATGTTAGCCCACATCATGTGCATAATGCGATGGTCATCTAACAATCGGTCTTCTGGCTCCACTTTTGGATCATAGTGTTCAGGGTCTTTAATCAGCTTCACATGTCGATCAACATTTTCACTTATGACACCGGGTTGGATTGCACATAGATCATCAAGTGTATCTGTCTTGACACCAGACTCCAAACCACGGTTTCTGATCTCACCAGTCAATTTGCAGTGCAACTGCAGGAGAGTTTTCATCATTTCTGGCTCTGCAGTTGCTGTGAACATGGTATGACAAATGGCGTGATCCAATGTTACACCGCTGTCATCTAATTGACCTGGATAACTATCACACTCCTGACCAGTAAAGTTCCATTCTGCAATCCAGTTTGTTGGCTGTACTGGAAATTCAACAGCCTTTGGTGGAACAAACAGCTGCTGGACTTTCAGTTCCTGGATAAAGAAGGTTTTCCATCCTGGATTCTTGGTTTGATGCTTTTCAGTCATTTCTTTGAATTGCTCTAAGGTAATTGGTCTCGGATCCTTCAGGACGCAAATCCCATAGCACACCTGGTCTTCGAAGAAATACACTGGTACGTTGACATTACTTTCATCACGAAATTCCCGCACAATTGCAGTTTGCTGTCCTTCGGCAATTAACTGAGCGTGTGGTGGCTCTAGGAATAAACCAACTCTTGTCATTTCGATTCCTCAGCTTGAGGCATACCTGGAATTGGAGCTACCTTGCGTTTACTATCCCGGGCTGAACGTTCTGGTGTACTTTGACTCATGTTGGGTTGTGTAGCCATTATCTTTCTTTGATCCTCCGTCAGTGGACCTTTTCCCCAAATCTCACGCAGTTCATCATCTGTGAAGGAATTTGATCCAGCCAAAATTGAGATTTGTCTCGCCAACTCACTGCGATCACGTTCTAGGATAAGTCTGGATTCAATTGCAATACATGCGAGTGTTTCTGTAGGATACTTTTCACCAAACTTGATTTTCAAATGCTTGCGTACCAATGCTTCCAATGACTCTCTAATGATGTCACCCATCACTTCAGCCTTCATAAGACCGAAGCTAGTGGAGTAGTAAGCCGACGCATATGATTGTTTCGCAACACTAGGATATCCAAGAGAGAAATGTATGGCCTCATTTTGTTGTGAAATCAACAAATTCGGATCTGAGTATGTAGCGGTTCGTGGCTCTACATATGTTATCTCAGTGTTTTGATCGGTAATATATGCCTGGTCTGTTTCCAAATTCTCTGGCTTGATTTCCGCTTTGTAATTATCTGCAGCCAGCTTTGCAGCTGTTTGTGCTGCTTTAACTTTGTCTTCTGTTGTCCCCGTGTAGTTCTCTGGAACAAACTGTGATAAGTTGATTTTGTGATGTTCTCTCGGTACACTACGATGTCTCCAGAGAATGTCATTCAATATGGTGTTCAGTTTCCAGCGGATAGTGAGCTGTAATGGTTCTAGTGGCGAAACGCTCCAAACACCAAAGGTCATTCTGTTTTTAATGTCTCTGACCAACTCAGCAAAGTTGTCGAGTGAGATATGTAGGATTGAATCCTTTTGGAATTCCTTTTCATCACTTGTTCCTTCATTCACATAGTAAATGTTCGCCTTAGTCACTGTTTTTGATATGTCAGTTTTCTGTGTTGCATTTTCAACTGCAGTTACGGTTTTCATCGGAAGTGGCTGTAACTCCGTGATTCCTTTGTTCTGCTCATAAACAAGGTGTATGACCATGTCACCATATCTTTGCAATGTTTTTGCCGTGCTAATGAACAGCTTTGGAAAACCAACACCATAATCAGCACCGGCAAATAACTGTGCTTCCGTTAGTAATTGACTTAGTTGTTTGTCCTCCACTTTAGCAGGATTCGTAAATATACCCGTGTCGGTTCGGAGAGAAATACCATTATAGTACTTCCCACACATCAGTCCGATTCCATTAATTACACCTGACAACTCTGTGTCCTTTCGAACCATTGCATCAAAGATTTCATATTTGTTTCCAGTTCGAACGGTTTGGAAGAAGCTCTCGGCTTCACCGATCGTTGAAACTACAGGTGGGGTATCAGCGGTTACTGAACTACCCTGTAGTCTGTGTATGAACCATTTTCGTAAGGCTTCAGTTTTATCACCCATACTTAATCACCATGACTTGGTGGGACAGCTGCAGTACGCAATTGGAGGGAGAAAGGAGAAGGCTTTCCCAAAAACTGCAGCTACCACCGGGTTACTTACCTTTGCACTTCTCGTCCCAAAATTTCTGCATACCTTTCTTCAACTGCTCAGGTGTCTTCTTTGAGTCCAAAGCTCCACGAATCGCTGCGCAATTGATCTTGCCTGCCGCAAGTTTTTCTTCATAGTCTTTGACTTGGCTTACTACTTGTATCATTTCACTAGCAACAGCAGAGACATCTTGAAGCTTAACAAATTGGCGTGCAATTGATTCCTCCAGTGCTTTTTCGTAACCACGCTTTTCGGCATACAAAACATCAATCTGGGATTGAACTTTCTGTCTTTCACTATCAGCTATTGCTTCTCTTTTCTTATATAGCGCATGGATCTGGTCATCCAGTTGAATTATCTTTTTCTTGATTTCCTCCGACATGTTTCGATCACCACCTTTTCCTTACCATACTAATGTATAGTGGAGTAGACAATTTCTTCTTTTCCTTAGACTCTTCAGCATGGAACATCAACCACACCAAATTTGCCAATGAGTCAGCAACATCTTTGGACTTGCTTGTGTGAACCTGTTTACCCTTGATTAGTTCTAAACTTTGGAGTTCTTCAATCACAAACGGGTAGTTGCATAGGTCTAACCGACCAACATATGCAAGTTCTTTCAGCCGGTCATATTCTGGTTTGAGAGGATTGTGAATTTGAATCTCAACACTCATGCTGCGTATTTCCTGTATTGTCTCTGGATAACCTGCTATGTCGAAAGCTACTTCATCAATAGCATACTGTGTGATTAAAGTTTGGAGGTATTTAGTGACCGATTTGACGTCAACCTCTGTAATACCAGGTTTTGGTGTGAATCTGGTCATTAGATCGATAACTGCTGTCTCAGCTTCTCTGTGACCCATTGCAACACCATAAGAGTTGAGTTTGCTTGCAACATCACAGGACAGCAGATAGTGCCATGGTCCGGGTGCAGGAAGTACATCATAGTCTGCAAAGTTGATTCTGGTTTTATTCAACTGCAGTAGTTGTGGCTCCCTAAAGAAAGCCTCAATACTGTAACTTGGCTTTGCACCAAAGTCTCTCCAAAACGCTTCTTTGTTTCTTTTGAGCTCATTTTGCATAAAGGGACCGTCAAGAGGAAGATTCGGATTCAGCTCCCATGTCGGCTTATGAATCAACATCACGTTAGGAAGACCTTTAACTTCCTTTTCCAGCTCCATTACAACATCATCCACATACAATGGTGAGCTGGTGACAACTCTCAGGCCATCCATTTTGAATGTAGAGACTGAGCGACCCAGTGACTCGTAAACAACCTTTCCGGACCTTTGTCCTTGAGTATTCAGGAACCTGGACAGTTCATCAAAGAATGCAATCTTTGTGGTCCTACCAACTATCGAGGAGCTATTGCTACCGCCAGACCTTATGACAATGTTCTTGTCTGGGAATCTAAACTCATCATAGATTTCGCGATAGTTCTGTGCCTGGAACCAAGGTGAATTATCTATAAATGCCTTGGTGCGTGCAAATATTGTATCTCTCGCTTGCCGGTCATTAGTTGCAACGTTGATCAGAAAGATTTCTGTGCCTTTGGCCAAACCAAAGTGTTTGGCTGGATCCTCGAGTTGAAGCAAACGGAAGGTTTCATTACAGTTAATGAGACCTCCAAGGTAAGTCTTCATACTTCTCATTCCGGCAATGAATAGAAGTTCGTTGTAAACACGCTCACCATTCACCTTGCGATCAAATTCTCTTAGAACCCATTTCTCGCTGTCCCAAAGTTGTTGATCCATAAAGTATTCATTCTCGGCAAAGAACACCGGATCATCATATGCCTGAAGGCAGAGTTTAAACTGCTCACTGGGTTGGAGACTGCTCCACGACTTCATAAACCTCACCATTCAGTTTGGTCAAAATCTTGGCTCGACATATTGGACACAGATCTGACAGCACCATTTGCTTTAGCTGGTTGAATTGAATATTCACGAGCTGCATGTTTACAACTGGAACGTTACACAACTCGCCTTTGAGAATAGCCATATCTTTAATGTAATTGCGCAGTTCTGATGCAACGGATTTGACAGCCGCCTCAATTTCGGGATCAAACTCAGTGTCCAATGCAGCCATTGTACGATCATAGAGTTTTTGGGTTACTTCCGTGATCATACTCAACCCATCTATTGCATCACTGGCCAGTTTAGCCACAAACTCACTTGGCACCTTTTGCTGTATCTCATGCTTCACATGTTGACGCATATGCTCAGAAACTTGCTCGGTGGAACAGTGAAGCTCAAGACCAATTTCTCCGGCAGTCTTGCGGCGATAGTAATAATCCTCTTCCATCTGTGATCTATTTGGCTGCCTACAGACAATGCATTTACGCAGCGACATTCTGGCGAACGTTCGCATGGCTGGAGAAAGTTCAGTACCAGTGCCTTCGAAGACTTCTTTAGGTAGCGGCATTTTCTTTCACATCCTTTGGGGTTGGATAGTAGCTAACGGCGAATTCAGCTGGTGCTTTACAGTAGTCGCATGCTCCACTTGCGACAATATTCATCCCAACCGCAAGAGTAACATGTGGGTTCTCAATGACCGTGACTGTTACCGCTCCGTTCTGTGCGTTCCGAGCGTAGTCGCGGACTTTGGTTTGGAGATGCGCTCCACAACACGTTCCCATTGTATCACCTCCGTTACTAGTTAACTGTAAACTGCTTACTAGTACCCTTTGCTGTTGGCGTACTAGTACCATACTTCGATGTTACTGTCCGTCAGTCTCTATTTCATGTGCCGCCTATTTAACATTTGTGGCCCAAAGTCCGAATGTGCCGATAAACTGGCTACAGGTTGGATGTTTGTTGCTGCGGTGCCGGTTGTAGCGGCTGGGGATCAGCGGTTGCATATAAAATTGTAACTAAATCTTAAGATTTAGTACACAAGAGATGTGTTAAATATGCCGGTAAATAAAATGCAATGGATATCTGAAAACCTAAGACAGAATACACAGATATTGAATACAAAGGAAATCCTAAGACTTCAGAGACGAGAAACAAAAATTCAGAACTATGAACTGGTAAATCGAGATGACCAATATGAAACACAGAACTGTCTAGACAAACCACACATCCAGGTCAAGACGAAGACGATGATGATACAAGAAGCAAACCGATTCACAGATGCAGAGAGATTCCTGATACTGCAACGCGCTGACTTCAAATGCGAGATCTGTGGAGACGAGTATGACCTGCAAGCTGATCACGTGACAATGGTAAGTACAGATCCAAGCAAGGGACGTGACTGGGCTAACAACGGAAGATGCCTATGCAGAACATGCCATGCAGACAGACACCCAGGATTAAGAGAACTGGTACTGAACACACCAACGTCAAGCAGACCAACAAGAGAAGTACTAAAAGAGCAAGGATTCCCATGCTAAGAAAGAACAAGAAGAGAGCTAGGATGGCGAACTGCTCGATCGAAAGACAAAAAGCGACAGATGAATCTGTCGAGGTGAGTGACTACCTAGTGCGAGATGATGCACTGAGAGTGTCTAAGAGGAAAAAGAAAATGCAAAGCGAAATAAGATATCAAGACTCGGATGGATCAATATGGTCCATCCAACTAAGTGTCCAAGAAAGGGAAGTATTGAAACAAATAAGGAGGAAGTGAAAAATGCAAAAGAAATTTGAGATACCAAAAATTGTACCATGTGATATCTGTAGCAAGCAAACATGCATAGGTTGTAGATTCAATGCAGTCGAGTAAGCGAAAGCAATTTCAAGTCAGAGAAGATCAATCGACATTGCTACTGGAAACTGATATCAAGGAAGAAGCAATAGCTGCATGGATAGCATTTCATAGACAGAGACCAAAACGGTATCATGAAGTCTATGAACTGATCGATGGAGTATACATAGGATTCCGACAATACAAACCTGGAGACATAGTAAGGTAGATGGAATAATGAAGATTATTCTAGCCATTGAGAGGGCTTCAAACTCTCTTCCTAACTTTAGTTCAACCTTGCAACGCCTTGCAAGAAGTGGGAAACTACTTGCACTAGGAGCGAGTGCGAAAGTGACTAGCTAATAGGAGGATGAGAAACTATGGGTAGACAGTCAAGTCCAAGCTTGGCAAAGCTAATGAAACAAGGCAAGATTCCAATGTCAATAGAAACACAAACGGGTACAACAGTACGAGCATGGGGACGAAATGCAGAAGCAAGACTGAGAGCACAGTTGCAGAGAGATCAGTTCATGAAGACGGTAATGCAAAAGACAACTGTACCAGAAACACGAAAACCAAAGCCACTGAGACCAAGAGAACGGAAGTCTGATAGACCAGTGCATAAGAACATAAGATTCAAAGTGCAATATCATACAGTGTTGCTAGGTCAAAAGGTACTAACCTCAATAGTACCTGCAGATGCTGCAAACTACAGACAAGCCTTTGTCTTGGATCAAGAAGAGCATGCCAAGCTGTTGGAACAAGTAGGACAGTAAGTTTCCGTGAACTACAACAATCAGCTAAATAGGAGGTGATATGTATGACTGAAGGATATGTAATCGTGATCAAAAGCAGTAAGATGGCAAGTGTCTATTGTCATGGTGGAATCGATGACGAGCTAGTAGCAGTGCTGGAGTCAAGTGATGTTGAACATATGACAGCATTAGAAATACTGAAGAAAGCACTATTGACCGTATGGCCAGATTGGTTCGATGATACATTCAAAGATGACTTAAGTCGCATGCCTGTAGAAGTTGAACCTATTGACATACCAAGAGGCTTTCTGATAGTCGCTGATTGCAATACCAAAACAATGAACGATTTATATGGCGATGAATTACCAACAGGATGGACACACGGAAGACTGACAATAGTGAAGTAAGAAAGTTTGAACAATTAGCTCAATGGAGGTGATATACATGTCTGAGAAAGAACGTTGGGTAGAAGCAAGGGAGCAAAGGAAATTTGTGACCGATGCAAAGGCAGTACAGAAGGTGATTGCTATTATAGTGGAATTCAACAAGAGAGGAGAGTTTCCAACAACAAGAGAGATTAGCAATGTCTACAGTGGTATGAGTGCTGATGATAGTACAATGCCGACTGCAGTTCAAGATGCAATCCTACAGGGTATTCTAAATCCGTTGAGGAAACAGAATAAGCTGTCTGCGAAGTATTGGCATATGAATCAACTGATATGGAGATACCGAAGCAAGAAAGCTGATACTCCAGTTGAAACACCAAAGCAGTAAATAATGCGGTGGTCATGAATTCCTTCTCTTTACCCTTTCTTAGTCAGGAACCGAGCAGAGATGATTGCTCAGAAAGCTAGTGTGAGGTGATGTGAATGGTAAAGAAGATAGTGTGCAGTGATTGCGGTAACATTGAAGAACTTGATGAACAAACAATGCGATGCAAGAAGTGCGGAACTACACATTGGATACCAGTAGAGAACTTTATGCGTATGGCACATAACTTGGTAAACAGTTGCGATGGCGATGGCTGTGTTGTCAACTACGGTGGAGGTCGTGAATATTGGTGCAAGTATGCAGATCAGGATTTGATCAACAAGATTGGAAAGACAGTTCACGTGAAGTGTACCGCATACGACTGCACAGTAACTGCAGCAATCGGGTGAATAGTGATCCCAATCAGCTAAATAGGAGGTGATAAGTATGGAAGAACGATGGAGTGAAGCAACAATAAAACGAGGTGGTCAAAGATTGGTACCAACTGAAGTTCGGAAGAAACTGGCAAAGGAGAAACAGATTGGAGACAATTTGAAACTGAAATACCATGAACTGCAACGGATTAAGAAGAAAGACAACACAATTGACACGTCTATGAACGTACTATGGGGATTCGAACTGAGTGACTATGTTGAATCGAAACAGCCAAAGAAGTTGACTGCACTACATAGGAGAATCATAGCAACAATACGTCGGATGAACAAAGAGAACAAGTATCCGACAACTGGAGAACTTGTTGAACTATACTGTCCAAGTACAGACTATACAAACTTGGAGCGCAGATTCGCAGGAATACTGAATCAACTGGAAATCAAAGGACATCTGGACAGCCGGATATGGAATGACCAACATATCTGGAAAGTACCTTAGGAATGGAAATAGTGGTTAAGCTAAATAGGAGGTGATAAGTATGCCAGTCTATATCAGGATTGAGTATGACGAACCTATTGATGTCAAGAGAACAGTGTTCCGATGGCTGTCAATCCGAAAAGCAAAGATACCAGAAATCATCAGTCTGCTTGAGAAAACATCCAGTAAAACAAAACTACCAAGACCATGTATCTGTATAGGTGTGTTTCACGAAGGGAAATCATTGAAATTCTACAGACCTCTGAAAGGTACTCTGTATTCGGACAGGTTCTACAAGTGCTACGATGATGTCATGAAGTTTGTCACAGGATTCAAAAGCAAGTAGTTTGGAAAGAATGCGTTTCAGCTCAACAGGAGGTGATAAACATGAAACCTAAATTTCCAAAGAAGATAAAATGCCGATGGTGCTATCCTGAAAACATAATGACGATACAGAATGAACAGGAACTGATTGAGCATCTGAATATAAAGCACGACTATCTAAGCGAGAAATTGATTGGCTTACACTATACTGGCAAGGGATTCAAGACTGTAATCAAAAGCCATACTGGTGAAGCAATCATAACAGGTCATGTAGGATACATTGTACCAATGAAACATATTCCACACAAGACACATATAGGACCAGTGCAAAGAATGGTACTAAACAAGCTGGCAGACGGAAAGGTACACAAGACGACTGAGTTTGCATTAGGACCAGACACGAGTCACGGTAGCTGGAAGAACAGACCACAAGAGTACAGACACATGAAATTCGACAGACAAAGGAAGCTTGGTAACATTGAAAGAGTCAGCGAACGTGGAAAGGTAAGAATTGCAGAATGGCGTATCACGGCAAAAGGACTGAAAAGACTTCAGGACAAGTAGGAATGATTGAAGTCTACTTTACAACCACCTTTTCTTAGTATGGATAAAATAGCTTAATGAGAGGTGATAATATATGTCAGAAAGATGGAGTGAAGCACATGAGAATAGAAAGGTAATTTCCGATCCAAAACTGGAGAAGAAAGTGATAGCGATTGTTGCAGAACTGAATGCCAAGGGAATATTTCCGACTACAAGAGAAGTCAGCAATGTCTATAGTGGAAAAGCTCTGGATGACGAAAGCTTGCCAACGAATTTCCAAGATGCAATCTTGCAAGGTGTACTGAATCCACTGCGGAGACAACACAAATTGCATGCAAAGTACTGGAAGATGAACCAGCTGATCTGGAAAGTGCCGAAGAGTCCGGTGGAGAAGTGAGAAAAGATGTGATGAATCGCTGAAAAGGAGGTGATGTTATGGCAAAATTGACCAAATTGAAGAAGGAGTACCAGGAAAATGGATTTGCGAACATGGACTATGATGATGGCAAACCCTATGATACAGATGATACACATACTGTGGGCGTGCAACAAAAAGGAGACATTCTAATTGTAACACTACAAGCAACAATAACCTGGAACCGATATACATGGCTGAAGAAACCTGTGAAGAAGTGACAGGATAATCAAGTTGCTAATGGAGGTGATATAATGGCTGATATTGCAAACTTGCTTATGGGTATCTGCGATAAGTGCCATAGCAGCGAACATACACTGACTGACAATGCTGTCAGTACAAGAAGCAAAGATTATAGTGTAACTGTCTATGTCATCTCAGGACACTGTGAACGGTGTGCACATGCTTGGAATATCACAGTACGAGTAATCAATGTTGAGTACAGAACGATGTAGTTAGCACAGTGATGCTAACGCTCCACTACCCACCGTCTCGACCGAGTTGCCACTGACCTGCTGTGCTGCAAAACAACCGGTCCTTAGACCACCTACCAACCTGCTCGACTGCTTGACCAGTTGTCCAGGTGAGAGATTTCGATGCTACTTGTCCAAAGATTTCGATGTTAGGAGAACCACTAAATATATATTGTGGCCAAGATGAATATATATTGAAGACCGAATAAATAAATGGTACAAGTGGAGGTGATATTAGATGGATCAAGAAGCAACAAGATGGGATGAAGCCAAAGATCAACGCAAGTTGGCCAGTGACCCGTTGGTTGCAAGGAAAGTCATGGAGATTGTCGCGGCTGCAAACAAGAATGGATTGTTCCCAACAACAAGAGAGATCGCGAATGTGTACAATGGCCGTGCAGCGGATGATGCAGCATTGCCAACAAGTTTCCAGGATGCACTGCTACAAGGTGTGTTGAACCCAATGCGAAAGGCTGGCAAATTGCAAGCCAAGTACTGGGAACGAAACCAGTTGATTTGGAAAGTCCCAGAGGCGCCGAAGAGAGGAGAGAAGTAACTCTCCTTCCTTTCCAACAGTAAGTCAGTCAGGAGGTGATTGATGTGCAGCAAAGATTTGTACGCAGCAAGGATACCAAGAACTACTATCGGTATGATGCTCCGATAGGTGCTGTTGTAACTGGCAGTATCTACATTGGCAAGACAGTCGGCAATCCAAAGGCAACTGCAGTGGTTGTAGAGATCAAGGAAGAGGTCCCAGTGGAACAGACAGGTCCGGCTTAGTATATACTACGGTAGTAAATACTACGCCTGCCGGGCCTATTTCCTTCTAGGCGAATCGGGACTGATGGGACTGTTTGGTCGGACAGAAACTTTATGTACAGGCGACCAGCAATTAGATTGAAGAGCATAATGAAGTTAGGCAGGTAGAATCATGAGTCAATACCAACAGCTATTAAAGTTGCTATAAGATTGGTAAAAAGAGACGCAGGGTGATTGGCAACATGGTTCATGGGAAAAGTGTGGGCTAAAAAATGGGGGCAAGTGCGTAGTAATTACTAAGGTAGTAAATACTACGACTGGCCTGTCTGTCGGAAAGTTGTTTGGGAGCCTTGGTGACCGTCGAAACCCGGAGGTGAACAGTATGGGATTCCAGATTTATCGGAAGTC